GCGCCTTGCAATACCGCTCGCCGCGCGAGTTTCGCCAGCAAGCAAATTCTCCAACCTAAGCGTGACCGCGTGTCCGGTCATGCAGGGGCAAGTCCACGCCGTAAGGGCGATCCGGGCTTGTACGCAGCCAATGCGACGGTCGGCGGAATCTCGACAAGCTACACGACGCTGCGTTGGCGTGAGGTCGTTGTGGATGACGAGCAGGACGCCAAGGCTATCGACATGGCGCTGCCGCAACGGGCGGCGCGGTGATGGCAAGCAGGCTCACGACGCTGCGCCCGCGCATCAAGACACAAGAGACGAGGCACACAACGGTAACGGCCGGATCGTGGCGCGCCGGGAAGTCGACAGCGGCGGCGCGAGGATATGGCGCTGACTGGCAACGAGTCCGGGCAAAGCACCTTGCGAAGCATCCGCATTGCGTGTTCTGTCTGCGCGATCTTGGCATGTCCCACCTGTCGCCCGTCGACGTGGTGTTGCAGTGCGCGCAGCGTGGCATCGCGGAGCCGGTCGGCACGATAGGCGATCACATCATTCCGCACCGGGGCGACGACCGCCTGCGCCTCGATCCGGCGAACGTCCAAACCCTATGCAAGCCGCATCACGACGGCGAGAAGGCCCGCGCGGAGCGGCGCGCCGGACTGAGATAAATCCAATGAAATCAATGGTCTAGGGTGGGGGTGTCGAAACTTTTCACCCCCTACCGGCCAGGACCGACCGCTCCCGCACGCAGGGAAAAAATCCCCTATTGAGGTTTTTGTTAATGGCACTTACGGCAAGGAAACGGAAATTCGCTGATGCCCTCATGGCGGGGCGGTCCAATAAGGCTGCGGCTATCGCGGCGGGATACAGCGCGGCGACGGCATCGCAAGCCGGGTCGCGGCTTGTTAAAGATAAAGACGTTAAAGCCTACCTGTTAAAACACGGCTACGAGGGCGTTAAACCGGCCGGCAAGCCGGTCGACATTCCGGACACGCCGGAAGCGCGTCGAGCCGCTGACGACGCCAAGAAGGCGGCTGCTGCGGCAACGCGCGCAGCAAATTCCGCACGCGCGGCTGGGTTCGACCTCGACAAGCTGATGACGTTTAAAGACCCGATGGATTTTCTACTCGCGGTCATGAACGATCAGGAGACGGAGCAGAAGCTACGGGTGACGGCGGCGCTAGGGTTGATGCCGTTTAAACACGCTAAGAAGGGTGAGCAGGGCAAGAAGGAGCAGCAGGCCGACGCGGCGAAGGCAGCGGCGTCGAAGTTTGGCGCACCACCGCCACTGCCGAAGCTGGCAGCGTCGGGAGGTAAGCGCCTATGACGTTGAAGTGGTCGACGGCGTGCAAGGATTGGGGCGAGCGCCTGAAGGCCGGCAAGACGATCATTCCGCCGCCCATCTTCCCGGAGGAAGCCGAGTACGCGCTCGGCATTTTCAAGGAACTGAAGATCGTTGACGCGCCCGGATCGCCTACGTTTGGCGAGGCGTCTGCGGAATGGGTGTTCGACCTCGTGCGGTCGATCTTTGGCGCGTATGACCGTCATGGGGAGTATGGTCCGCCGGGGCGGCGGCTCATTACCGAATGGTTCGTCTGTCTGCCGAAGAAGAACAGCAAATCGACGCTGGCGGCCGGAATCATGATGACCGCCATGCTCGTGAATCAGCGCCTGTCGGCCGAGTACGCAATCCTTGCGCCAACGATGGAGGTCGCGAACAACAGCTTCGCACCATCGCGCGACATGGTGAAGCACGAGCCCGAGCTAGATCCGCTGTTTCAGGTGCAGACGCACATCAAGACGATCACGCATCGCACGATGGGCGCGACGCTCAAGGTGATTGCGGCCGATGCCAACACGGTGTCGGGGAAAAAGAGCGTCGGTACGCTGATTGACGAACTATGGCTGTTCGGCAAGATGCCGAATGCGGAGGACATGCTTCGGGAAGCAACGGGCGGCCTTGCCAGTCGCCCGGAGGGCTTCGTTATCTACCTCACGACGCAATCGAACGAGCCGCCGGCCGGCGTGTTCGCGCAGAAGCTCCGATATGCGCGGGACGTGCGCGACGGGAAGATCGATGACCCGTGCTTTGTGCCGGTCATCTACGAGCATCCCGGCGACATGCGCGCCCGGAAGGAGCACCTGTTGGTCGAGAATCTGGCGATGGTGAACCCGAATTTCGGGTACTCCGTCGACCAAGCATTCCTTGAACGCGAGTTCCGAAAGAACAAGGAGGCGGGCGAAGAATCGTTCAGGGGGTTCCTCGCGAAGCACGCCAACGTGGAGATCGGCCTCGCACTACGCTCCGATCGGTGGGCCGCTGCTGAGTTCTGGGAAAAGGCCGTGCTCGTGCAGGCGAAGTCGCTTGAATGGCTGTTGGAACACTGCGAAGTCGCTACGGTCGGGATCGACGGCGGCGGGCTGGATGACTTGCTGGGCCTGTGCGTGGTCGGACGCCTGAAGGACTCACGGAACTGGGTGATATGGGTCCACGCGTGGGCGCACGAAAGCGTGTTCGAACGCCGGAAGGACATTGCCTCGGCGCTCCGGGACTTCGAGTCGGACGGCGACCTGACCGTGTGTAAGCGGATCGGTGATGATGTGGTGCAGGTGGCCCAGAAGGTCAAGCAGGTGAAGGACTCAGGGCTACTCGACAAGGTGGGTGCGGACCCGGCGGGGATCGGGGGCATTCTCGATGCGCTGGTCGAGATCGGGATCGATGAGGAAATGATCGTCGGTATCTCGCAGGGCTGGAAGCTGGCCGGGGCGATCAAGACGGCAGAGCGACGCGTAGCAGCGGCGGCGGGTATCGAGCAGGACGGGGAGCCGGTCGAGGGCGTCCTCATGCACGGCGGAACGCGCCTGATGAATTGGGCGGTGGGGAATGCTCGCGTGGTGCCTGTTGGGAACGCGATCAACATCACCAAGCAGGTGAGCGGATCGGCCAAGATTGACCCGCTGATGGCACTATTCGACGCCGTGTCGCTCATGATGACAAACCCGGCAGCGCGCGGGAAGTCTGTCTACGAGAAGCGCGGAATCCGTCGAATCTGAAGGGGGGATATGGCAATTTGGAATGTGTTTAAACGTAGTCCTAAAAAAGAGGGGGTGAGGCACGAGCCCGCCGTCCGGGCGATAGCAAGCGCGCCGTCGGGCGGCGGCGAAACTTTCTACGGCGTGGACGATCCGCGCTTTCTGGCATACATGCGGCGGGGCGAAGCAGACGGGCAAGACCTCATCGGTGAACGCCGCCTGCGCAATATGGCGCTGCTGCGGTGCGCGACGCTCATCAGCGAGTCGGTCGGCATGCTCCCCGTCAATCTGCTGTCGACCGACAGCACCAAAGCCATGCAGTCGGGTAATCCGGCGCATCGCCTCATCAAGCTCAAGCCGAACGGCTGGCAGACGCCGCACGAGTTCAAGAGCCTGATTCAGCTTCACGCGTTGCTCGACGGCAACGGCTACGGCCGCGTCATCCGTTCGCCGCTCGGCAATCGACCCGTAGCAATCGTGCCGTGCCGGCGCTTCTCGACCCGCCCGCGCCTTACCGAGTCGTTCGAGGTTGTCTACGATCACGTCGACCCGTTCGGCAACTCAATCGAACTGAAGGCGAGCGAGGTATTGCACCTGCGCGATGTATCGCTCGACGGAATCCTCGGCATTTCCCGGTTGCGCCTCGGCCGTAGCGCGCTCGACCTTGCGGAAGCGGCGGAAAGGTCGACGGAAAAGCTGTTCCGTACCGGCGTTATGGCGGGCGGCGCGTTGGAATCAAAGGATGCCCTGTCCGATCAGGCATACGGCCGCCTAAAGGAGTCGTTGTACGACGATTACGGCGGCGCTGAGAACGCCGGAAACTGGATGATTCTGGAGGAAGGACTCACGGCCAAGCAGTTCGCAACTACGGCGCAGTCGTCGCAGCAGATCGAAAACCGCAACCATCAGATTGAGGAAGTGGCCCGCATGTATGGCGTGCCGCGCCCGCTGCTGATGATGGACGATACATCGTGGGGCTCGGGCGTCGAGCAGTTGGCGCTGTTCTTCATCCAATACGGCTTGTCGCACTGGTTCGTACAGTGGGAGCAGGCGCTCGCCCGATGCTTCCTATCCGACAAGGAGCTTGGTGCATACGCGTTCAAGTTCAACGAGGCAGCGCTATTGCGTGGCACGCTCAACGATCAGGCGGCGTTCTTCAGCAAGGCGCTTGGTGCGGGTGGTTCGTCGCCGTGGATGACGCAAAACGAGGTGCGCGACACCCTCGACATGCCGCGCAATAATGACGCCGTGGCCGATCAGCTACGCAATCCGATGACGCAGAAAACGAAGGGGGATGCTAAACAATGAGTCTGATGAGCCTGCCGGAAATCAAGGCGGCTTCGTGCCTGAAGGGCGGCGAGCAGGTCGCGCGCCCGGACGTACTGGCGCGGTGGCAACCGGAAATCCGGGCCGCTGCCGGTGACGACGTTGGAGGCATCACGATCAACGGCGCAATCGGTGAGACGTGGGACGGCACCGGCGTTACGTCCAACCGTATCGCGGCGGCACTGCGCAGCATCGGCGCCGGTGTCCCCGTGGTGGTCAACCTCAATTCGCCGGGCGGCGATTTTTTCGAGGGCGTCGCTATCTACAACCTGCTGCGCCAGCACGACGCAGAAGTGACGGTAAACGTCATGGGGCTGGCGGCGAGCGCGGCATCCGTCATCGCAATGGCCGGGGACAAAATTCTCATGGGCGACGGCGCATTCCTGATGATTCACAACGCATGGTCCGTCGCGGTCGGGAACCGTCATGACTTCATCGCGGCGGCCGAAACGCTCGCGCCGTTCGATGACGCAATGGCGAGTCTATACGCGAAGCGCTCGGGCATGAGCAAGGTCGACGCAGCCGCGCTGATGGACAAAGAGACGTGGATCAGCGCGGATCAAGCTGTCAAAAACGGCATGGCAACCGGCTTGCTGGATGACACGGCAACGTCGAAGGGCGACACCAAGGCGGCAGAGCAGCGGCGCGTCCTCGCGACTGTCGATTCGGCACTCGCAAGCACGGGAATGAGCCGCGTACATCGCTCAGAGGTGTTAGCTAGAATGCGCCCGGAAGTGGAATCACGGACTACGAAAAATAGTGATGTGGCGAGAATGGAGGCTTCGCTGCGGAGCTTCATGAACAACGCAACCTCTATCAAGGAATAAGGCATACATGGCAAAAAGCAAGCTGGCATCGGTGGTTCTCGCGGCACTGGCGGGCATCAACCCGCGCGGCATTCAGTCGGTGCGCGCTGACGCTGACCTGTCGACCGTGAGGGCGCTTATCGAAGGCGTTAATGTTGCATTCGCTTCGTATAAGGCCGAAAACGACCGTGCGCTGGCCGAGCTGAGGGCAAACGGTCATACGTCGAGCGACACGCTCGCGAAGGTCGACCGCATCGACGGCGACGTGTCGGAAATCCAAGCGGCAATCGACAAGCTCGCGGTGCAGATGGCGGGCGCACAGATGGGCGCGGGCGCGCAGGTGAAGGACAAGGAATACTCCGACGCGTTCCAAGCGCACTTCCAAAAGGGCGAAATTCGCGCGACGCTCAACAAGGGCGAATCGGAGCAGGGCGGCTATCTCGCACCGGTCGAGTGGGATCGCACGATCACGAACAAGCTGGTTCTCGTGTCGCCCATGCGCCAAATCTGCCGCGTGCAGCCGACCGGCAAGGCGGCCTACTCGAAGCTGTTCAATATGCGCGGCACGGAGTCGGGTTGGGTTGGCGAGGAAGATAATCGCCCGCCGACCAATGGGCCTGCGTTCAAGTCGCTCGCCTACACGACCGGCGAAATCTACGCGAACCCGGCAGCTACGCAACAGATGCTGGACGACGCAGAAATCGACCTGGAGGCATGGCTGGCGGCAGAGGTGCAACTCGAATTCGCCAAGCAAGAGGGCATCGGTTTCCTGACGGGCACGGGCGAAAAGATGCCGACCGGTCTGCTGACGTATATCAAGGGCGGCGCGAACGCGTCGAAGCATCCACTCGGCGCAATCCAGACCGTCAACAGCGGTGATGCGAACGCGATCACGTCGGACGCGGTTTTCGACCTCATCTATGACCTGCCGTCCATCTACACGCTCAATGCGCGTTTCACGATGAACCGGACGACGCAAGGCAAGGTGCGCAAGCTCAAGGACAACATGGGTAACTACCTGTGGCAACCGTCGCTTGTCGCGGGCCAGCCGGCAACGCTCGCGGGCTATGCGGTCACGGAACTGCCGGACATGCCGGACGTTGCGGCCGGCGCTAACCCGATCATGTTCGGTGACTTCATGCAAGGCTACCTCATCAACGACCGTGTTGGCGTCCGCGTCCTGCGTGACCCGTACACCAACAAGCCGAACGTGCAGTTCTACACGACCAAGCGCGTCGGCGGCGGTCTGCTGACGCCGGAATGCCTGCGCGCAATGAAGGTCGGCGCATCGGCGTAAGCGGCCCGCAGTACACGGGGGGCGGGCGCATGAGGGCGTGCCGCCCCTTTTTTCGCATGGAGGGTGATAGATGGCAGTGTTTTCGAAGGTTTGGCGCGGCGTGCCAGAGGGCAAGATTTACCCGGTCACGTATGAGCCGGGCGACGAATGTCCGCCGGAACTGGAGGGCGCGGCCGCTGCTGCTGACGCGCTTGAAGGCGGCAAGCCGAAGGCGTCGGCGCGAGGCAGGGCGACGGCGGAATGAGCGTGATTCCGTTGTCGCTGGCCCTTTCGTTTGTGCGACAGGATGAGGGCGTCGAGGATGAAGTGTGCGCGGTGTTGCTCGATGGTGCAGAGGCGGCGGCGTTCGCATACCTCAACCGTGATGTGTACCCGGATCAAGAAGCGCTCGATGCCGCGAACGAGGCCGGCAAGGCTGGCCCGTTCGCGATGGTGATTAACGGGGCAATAAAGGCGGCAATCCTCAAGACCTTTGCGGAGCTTTACACGAATCGCGAGGATTCGGCGGGCGCGCAAAAGGTCGCGGAAATGCCGTTCAACTCGCGCACGCTGCTGCGGCCGTGGCGCGTCATTCCGGGGGTGTGAAGTGTCGGGTTCAACTACTAAGGCGGGAAGCTATAACCGTCGCGTGCGAGTCGAAGCGCTCGACCCGGACGCGCAGGACGCATACGGCCAGCCGAAGGAAGCATGGGTAAAAGTGTGCGAGGTATGGGCCAACGTCCTGGGTAAGTCGGGCTCGCAGGTGCTTCGTTCCGATCAACCGGTGGGCAAGGTCAAAACGTCGATCCGCGTGCGTTACCGGGAAGGGCTGCACGAGGGCATGGTGGCTGTGTTGCTCGGCAAGGGCGGCGCGAAGTCGCAGCAGTTCAATGTCGACGCCGTTTCGCCGGACTTCGCGGGCCGCGAGCATGTCGACCTCATTTGTACGGCGGTGGACAATGGCCGACGCTGATTCGCTGACGTATGCGGCCCTGCGCGCGGTCGCCGGCATGAAAGCCTATCCTGACGAAGCGCCGACCGGGGCAAAGCCGCCATACGCCGTTTATCAGGCCGTAGGCGGGGTGAGTAATACCGACCTCGACAACAACCCGGACGACCTGCAAAACGCACGTATGCAAGTCGCAATCTGGTCGCCGGATAAGGGGGAATCGGTCCGGTGCATGCGGGAAGCCCGCCGCGCTATGATGCGCGCCGGCGCTGTACCCATCGGCGCGCCGACGAGCGCATACGAGACGGACACGAAGCTGTACGGCCGCCGTCTTGATTTTTCGATCTGGTTCAAGGAGTGATATGAGCAGCACGGCAATCAACGCGCAGGGCTCGCGGTTCTACATCAAAACGGGAAAGGCGACCGACGCGAAGCCGACGTGGACGAAGGTCAACAACGTAAAATCTTTCAGTGGATTCGATGGTACTGCTAACGAAATCGACGTTACCGACCTCGACAGCAAGGCGAAGGAAAAGCAACCGGGCCTCATGGACAACGGCAGCTTTTCTCTCGACGTAAACCGCAACCTCAAGGGCGCAGGTCAGGCTGCGATGCTGGCCGCCCAGAAGTCGCAAGCTACGACGGACTTCCAACTCGTCTACCCGGACGGGACGGCAGACCAGTTCCGCGCGTTCGTGAAGTCGTTCCCGATCAACGGCGGCGTGGATGCCGTCATGACCTCGACTATCGCCCTGACGGTCACGGGTGAAGTCGTTCCGGTCGCTCCGGGCGACGTTGCAACCGGCGGCGCGCCGGACGATCCCGCTCCATAAGGCGGCGCATAATCTCGACATGGCGGCGCGCACGGGGTGCGCCGCCGATTCAAACAACAGACTAACGAATAAGGACTGCGAAAAGGTATGACACTCAATCGCGAGCAGATTCTCGGCGCGCTCGACCTCAAGACAGAAACCGTCGACGTTCCCGAATGGGGTGGCGCGGTTCTCGTGAGCGTGATGGGCGGCGCGACTCGTGATGCACTCATGGATCAAGTGGCGAACCCGCAAAAGGCGTCGCGTTTCCAAGCGGTCATGGTCGCGGCAACCGTGGTCGGAGAGGACGGTAAACCGCTGTTCACGGCGGACGACGTGGACGCCCTGACCGGCAAGAATCCGGAAGTCATGGCGCGCGTTGTATCCGTGGCGATGCGAATCAACGGCATCGGCCAGAAGGCGGTCGAGGATGCGGTAAAAAACTCCGACGCCGCCCCGAGCGCATCGCTTGGTTCCGCCTCGCCCGCGAACTGGGCATGAGCGTTCGGCGCTGTCAGGCAGAGGTCGACAGCGCCGAGTTTGCCGAGTGGCTGGCCTACGGATCTATCGAGCGCTTCGGCCCGGTCATGGATGACCTGCGAATGGGCGCTATCGCGGCAGCAATCTACAACGTGAACCGGGACACGAAGTTGCGCGCGGAGCCATTCGGGCCGGCCGACGTGTTCGGATGGATGGCGGCGACAACGCCCGCAAATGAACCCGTGTTGCTTGCGGATGCAGCGGAGCAAACGGCGATGATGAAGGCAAAACTGTTCGGATCAAGGCGACGTAATGGCGCTAAAAATGGAGGTGCAAAACCCGAACGGATTCAGTGATTTGATACGAAGGATGGGGGCCGCATTGGGGGAGTCTGCGATTCGCAAGGCCGCCGCTAGTGCGGCCTCTGTCGTTTTGCGCGAGGCGGAAGTGCGTGCCCCTGTCGGCCCGCTCCCTCACCATCAAGGTTCACAGAAATTCCCGGTCGGGTTCGGCCGTGATGCATTGCTCGTGACGTTCAACCCGGAGAAATCCGTGGAGGGTAAGCACGCAACGTACACGGTCACATGGAGCAAGGACGCCTACTATCTGGCGTTCTACGAATACGGCACGAGCAAGCAAGCAGCGCGGCCATTCTTTCGGCCTGCTATCGATGCCACGAAGGGCGCGAAGTTGGCGGCAATTCGGACCAGTTTGGCTCAATCTCTGAGGGAAGCAGGACTTGCCTAACAGCACACAATACAACCTGACCGTGAACGCGGACGGCGTGTATTCCGCACTGGAACGCGCGCAAAACAGCTTTGATCGGTTCGGGGTACAGGCGACGTTGGCGGGGCAGAAGACGGCCGCTGCGCAGTCTGCAATTGAAGAAGCGATCCGCAACACGGGCAGCACGTCCGTTCGCTCGGAGCGCGATATCCGGCGTTTCATGGACTCGCTCGTGCAGCAGTCGGCAACGGCTGGGATGAGCCGGGATCAGATGCTCGAATGGGCGGCGGCGCAGCGCGGCATTTCGGACGCTGCACAACCGTTCATCAACAATATCCGGGCGACTCAGGCGGCGATGGCGCAGCAGGCGCAGATGGCGCGCGAAGTGGCGGCAGCAGAGAAAGACCTCGCGGCAGCGACGCAAGCGGGCGCGGTGCAGCGCCAAGCGGCGGCCAATCTCGCACAAGCAGCGGCAGCGGCGAAGGGGCAGGAGGCGGAAGCATTGCGGGCCGCCAGTGCCCGCGCAGCAGCGGCAGCCGATACGGCCGACAAGCAGGCGGAAATCGCGCGGGCGCAGTTGGCAGCGCAAGCAGAGGTCGCGGCTCATTCCAAGGCTCAGGCTCAGGCGCTTGCAGATCAGCGCGCCGCGGAGGCGGCAAAGACGGCGGCAGCGCAAGCGGGCGCGGCCGAGCGGTTCCGGTTGTGGAGCCGGTATGTGCAGTTGCAGGCGCAAGCATCGAAGTCCGCCACGGACGCGCAGTTGGCGCAGCAGAAGATGGCGGACGCTCAGGCGGCAGCGCAAGCGAAGATCACGGCGCAGCAGATCGCGGCAGCACAAGCGCAGGCGGCAGGCGGCGGATTCAACGGTTCTGGCGGGATCAGCGCAGCGCAGCAAGCAGCGGCTATGCGGATGGTTCCAGCGCAGTTCACGGATATCGTAGTGCAGTTGCAGGGCGGCGCAAACCCGCTCACGGTACTTCTTCAGCAGGGCGGCCAGCTTAAAGACATGTTCGGGTCTGTCGCTGGTGCGGCTAAGGGCATGGCTACCTACGTAATGGGCCTGTTTTCCCCGATCACGATCGGCGTTGCCGCTCTGGTGGTGGGGATTGGCGGCGCTATCGTGGCGATGCACCAAGGAGCAGAGGAAGCCAAGGCGCTGAATCGAGCCATCACCATGTCCGGCGACTATGCAGGCGTCACGGCGTCCAACATGCGCGCGCTCGCGGAATCGCTCAAGGATATCAACGGCCACGGCGCAGCGATGAGCGCGGTTACGGCTGTTCTGTCGACGGGCAAGACAGGGAGCGTGGAAGCGGTTGAGGCGGCGAGTCGAGCGCTGCTGGCTTACGAGCGCGCAACTGGGCAGGCGCAGGACAAGGCGATGGCTGCATTTCAGCCGCTCTTTGACGACCCACAAAAGGGCGCGGAGCGTCTGCAACTGAGCATGCACTTTCTGAGCGCCGAGCAGCAAGCGCAAATCAAGACGATGCAGGAGGCCGGGGACCGCTCTGGGGCGCTTGTTGTCGCGTTCAATGCTCTGGATGCGCAATCGCAAAAGAGCATTGCTCAGGCGGGCTATCTGGCGAAAGCATGGCATGGCGTCTCGATGGCGATCAGCAGCGCTTGGGCGTCGATCAAGGAGATAGGTGCGGCCGATACCCCGGCGCAGGAATTGGCGAAGGCACAGGCAAATCTCGCGGCAGCGAAGCGCGGAGGCGTGTCTCTGTTCGGCGGCGAGGACATGTACGCGGGCGATGTGCGCAGCGTGCAGGAGGCACAGAAAGCGGTTGCGGCGGCGCAAGCGAAGGTGGATGCCGAGCGGAAGGCGGCCAATGAGGCGCGCACGCGGGCAGTCATCGCGGAGAGCGATAAGCACACGAACGAATTGCGCGATTCGATGATGTCGAATGCTGAGAAGCGCGCCAAGGCCGCGAAGGATGCGAGCGCGAAGTATGAGCGCGACGTGGCGGAATTGAAACGCACGGGCGGCGCGAGCGCTGAGAACCTCGCGAAGCTGGCGGCAGAGCGTGATGCGACGATTGCCAGTGCGGCCGACAAGTTCAAAGACCCGAAAGAGCGCAAGGCGGCAGGCGTGCACAACGATGCAGCCGAAACGATGCTGCGTTCTGCGCAAGAGACGGCGGCGACATTGCAGGCGCAGTTAAACACGCGCGAGAAGCTTGGGGCGGAAGCGGCAAAGCTGCTGAAATTCGATACGGAAATCGAAGCGATTCAGAAGAAGCAAGCGCGTAGGCAGAAGCTCACGGATTCGGAAAAGTCGCTATTGCTGCATAGGATGGAGGTCGACGCCGCGTTGCAGCACAACGCTCAACTGGAAAAGCAGGTTGAGGCGCAAACACAGTTAAACGAACTAAAGAAGCGTGCCGCCTCGATTGATGCCGATATCCTGAACTATCAGCAGCAGCAGTCCGAGCAATACCAGTCGCAATTGGACGCGATCGGCAAGGGTCGCAAAGAGCAGCAGATCGCGGCGAGCGAGCGCAGCATCCGCAAGAAGTATTTGCAGGAACAGGCGAAGCTCGACCGGGACACGCCTGAATCGCTGCGCGGCAGTGACGAATACCTGGCGGCACAACAGCGTATCGCGGCGGGCCGTGAAAAGTCGTTGGCGGACAACCGGAACTACTACGCCCAGATGGACGCGGCGCAGTCGGATTGGACGAACGGCGTAACGCAGGGATGGGCGGATTATGCGGATGCTGCGGCCAACAATATGGCATTGGCGCAATCGGCGTTCACGAGCACGACCAACACGCTGCAACAGACGTTCGACACGTTCGTAAAGACCGGGAAACTCAACTTTTCCGACATGACGAAAAGCATTCTGGCCGACCTCGCGAAGATCGCAGAGCAAAAGGCGATTGTGGGGCTCGTGAACATGGGAATCTCGGCCGTGTCCAGTTTCATGGGTGGCGGCGACATTCCGGCCGGGACGCCAAGCACCACGAGCGGATTGAATCAGTATCAATTCCACCTCGCAACTGGCGGCGCGGTGTCTGGTCCGGGTACGAGCACGAGCGACAGCATTCCGGCGTGGCTGTCCGATGGGGAATACGTGCTCAAGGCGTCCGCTGTCGACCGCATCGGCGTGCATGCGCTCGACGCCCTGAATTCCGGGCATTCGATTCATTCCGTCGCTAGGTTTGCGTCCGGCGGTGCTGTAGGCTCGGTGGGCCGCGCGACACGTCCGGCGGGCGGCAACACGACGCTCGTTGACGTGACGGTGAACGCGGGCGGGGGCGGTCTGGATGCGTCAGATATTCCGGGGCTGAAGGCTGACATTCAGGCGCTTATCGACGCTCGCATCGCTCAGAAGATGAAGGGACAAGGCGGGTATGCGTGGCAAATGGCAAACGGGAGTGTTTAAACGGTGCTGACGTTTGGATGGACTCCGACCGTCGCGAACTACAGCGGTACGGCTACTCCAGTAGTTCGTACCGCGAAGTTTGGAGACGGATACGAGCAGCGTGCAGCCGACGGGCTCAACAACGTGTCGTCGGCGTTCTCGGTGCAGTTCAACGGGGGCGAGGACAAGATTAGGGCCATTCTGGCTTTTCTCCGGGCCGCTGGCGGGGCTGACGCTTTCTGGTGGACTCCACCCCTTTGGGATTCGCCGGGAGCGTTTTATAGCCCGTCATGGACGGAGCCGACGAAAGACGGGAACGTATACACGATGACTGCGCAGTTTCAGCAGACATTCAACGTAGAGGGATAGTGCATGGAAGGATTGCAGAAACTTGATTTTGGTCGGCAGCCGTCGGGCGAGGGCGGCGACACCTACCGGAAAGCTGCGATCAAGATTCAGGCGAATTTCGACGCGATCAGCGCGGCGATGGACACCAAGGCGGACGCAGGCGACGGCGCGGGCTCGCTCGCTGACGAGCGGGATAGCCGAATCACGGGCGACGCCGAAACGCTCGCCGCAGCGAAGCTGTATGCGGCTGACGAGGATGCCAAGGTCGCGACGGCTGTGAATGCGCGCATGGACTCGGGCGACGCTTCGACGCTGTTGAGCGCCAAGGATGACGCCACGGCCAAGGATTCGGCTGTCACGGCGGCAGCGAACGCGCGCATGGATGCGGGCGACGCTGCGGCGACTGCTGCTGCGAATACGCGGATGGACAACGGCGACGCAAACACGCTCGCGAGTGCAAAGACCTACGCCGATGGTGTGGGCGCTGCGCGTCTCGCCGATGCGAAGGCGCATTCTGACGCGCAAGACGCCAAGGTGACGAGCGAGGCGAACGCGTATGCGGACGACAAGGCATCCAAGGCCCAGTCGAACGCGACGAACGCTGCGAAGGCGTACACGGACGACCAAATCTCGGCGCTGGTTGGCGACGCGCCGGAAGTACTCAACACGCTCAACGAGATCGCGGCGGCGCTGAATGATGATGCGAACTATGCGGCCACGGTGACGGCGAAACTTGCGGCCAAGGCAGACACGACGGCGGTTGACGCAAAGGACGCTTCGATTCTCGCGCAGGCGAAGGCGTACACGGACGAATCGCCCGCCTCTGGGACGCCGAAATCTTACGTCGACGCGGGCGACGCCAACACGCTCGCGGGCGCGAAGGCATACACGGACAGTCTCGCGAAGGGCGATATCCAGCCGTCGTCGGTCAGCGCAACGGGCCACGTCAGGGGTGCTGGCTCGAATAGCGCACTCATCGCATCGAACGGCGGCGGCGCGGAGCAAACGTCGATCACGCTTACGCGCGAGGCAGCGCCGACCGATCAAAAGCAGTGGGAGATTTTGCACGGCACCGCGGGCGACTTCCAAATTCGCACCATTTCCGACTCGTACACGTCGGCACATTCCGTGCTGTATGCGAAGCGCGCGGCCACGGGAACGGGCGTCGATTACGTCGGAATCGCGCAGTCCGGCGCGCGTGTCTCGATCGGCACGACGACCGACAACGGCTCCGATGCTTTGCAGGTGAGCGGGACCGCCGACTTCACCGGCGGGAAAATCACAATCAACCGCACCAATGGCGAAGGCGAAATCTGGCTTGGTCAGAATGACGGCTACTACTATGCGAACGCGAGCGAGGCGGGATGGTATTCGCCGACGCAAGGGACCTTCGCATACAACTTTGCCGCCAAGAATGTCCGTATTGGTAGCGATTACGTGTGGCACGCTGGAAACATTACGCCGCTCGACAAGAACGTCGGCGGCACGATGCTCGCGACACTCTCTAGTTCGCTTGGAGCCGCATCCACGAATGGTGCATTTCGCACGACTGCTGATATTGGTGGAGCCTTCGCCGAGTGGAATAAAGACCGCACTTATGCACTACAGGTTGACTCGAACAACAGCGCGGCGGCATATGGCGGCATTCGATGGACGCGTTGGGGCGGGCGTCATCTTGCAGCAATCGACGCATATGAGGGTGGTACTGCGTCGTCGCTGCCGAATCTCGTGTTCCACCTCGACAATCAGAACAATGCCTGGACGTTCTCGAATTCCGACATCGTGCGCGGCGCAGGCGGAGCAGTCTGGGGTTCGTGGAACTTCGATCCGAACATGAAGACCAGTCGCGGTGGCGACACCATGTGGGGACGGCTTAGCCTGAGCGGAGATAACTGGCAGGCTGATATCGGCCTGCGATCGGGCCTCAATGACAACGTGTGGACGTATCTCCGCGCACGCGCCGGCGGTGGCTTCGAGATCATCAACAACGCCTACAACGCGGTTACGTGGGCAGTGGATGACTGGGGGACCATGTACATGCGGAACGAGCCACGGCTATTTGTCGACGGGAATATCCGGTGCGGATTCCGTGGCAACGCTGCGCTGTCGGACATCATCCAAGACCTTTACAACCGCGACGACTCGAAGATTGATTGGGGCAATGCGAACGCCCGTTGGAACAATTCGTGGCAAGTGGCGGACCATCTTTTCGAGGCACGGTGGGATGGCAATTCAGGGCGCGTCAACATGTTCATTGACCATACCTTCGTCGCCTATGTCGCGCGTAATGTGTCGGATATGCGCCTGAAGAAGAACATTGCGCCGACCCCGGAAGACTCTCTCGGCAAGGTGAACGCCCTCGCGTTCAAACAGTTCGACTGGCGGCGCGACGGCAAGCAACAACGCCTCGGCCTCATTGCGCAGCAGGCGAAGACCGTGGACGAGTCATTCGTGTACCAGCCCCCCGGTGACCCACTTGACCCGACTACTAGCCCGATGGTGCTGGATACAAACGCTCTCCTGCTAACTGCACTCCACGCGGTCCAGCAGCTTAGCGCGGAAGTTTCCGCCCTCAAGGCGCAATCGGCGCCAGCATCGGCAGCAATCGGCGGCGCGGAGGCGATGACGAAATGACGATTACCGGCGACATTCAGCAGTTGTCGCCCGGCCGCATCGTGGAACTGTTCGAGGTTGATGCAACCAACATCGGCGGGGACATGATGCGATTCCACGGGCATCTACAGAGCCAGCCAATCTGGTGGCAAGGGCAAGAGTTTCGCCCGTGGCCGATTCAGGCGACGGGGTTCAAGAAAACGACCGATGCGCAGCAACCGACGCCGACTCTCACCGTGGGCGACGTTGGCGCGACGATCAGCGCGCTGTGCGTCGTTCTCGATGACTTCGTGGGCGCGACAGTGAAGCGGCGGCGCACGCTCGCGAAGTATCTGGACGCGTGCAACTTCCCGAACGGCAACCCGGCGGCCGACCCAACGGCAGAAATGGCCGTAGAAATCTGGCGCGTTGAGCAGAAAGCGGCGGAGGAAAGTGGCGTGTCGGTGAGCTTTGCACTCGCGTCGCCGCTGGACTTCGGAGGTCAGCAGATTCCCGCGCGCCAGATGGTCAATATGTGCGAGTGGGAGTATCGCGGGCCGGACTGCGGTTATACCGGTATTCAGTTTTTCGACCGCAACGACAAGCCGGTAGACGATCCGGCGCTCGACCGATGCAGTATGCGGATGAGCGGGTGCGTGTGCCGCTTCGGTGAGAATAGCGAATTGCCCTACGGGGGCTTTCTCACGGACGTTTTGTCATGATCGAAATATCGGATTTGCCCGACAGCGTGCGCGCCGCGATCGAGGCGCATGCTGTCGAGGCTTACCCGAATGAAGCATGTGGACTCGTAGTGTTGCCGGACGATGGCGGTCCGCTCGCCTACCTGCGTTGCGCGAACACCGCCCATGATCCGCTGCGCAACTTCCGAATCAGTGGCGCGGATTACGTGGCGGCCGAATCGGTTGGCGCTGTCGAGGCTGTCGTGCACTCGCATCCGGGCGGGCGCGCCGTGCCGACAAAGGCAGATCGCACGATGGCGGAAGCGGCGGGCGTAGACCTCTGGATCATCGTATCGGTGGGCGTGCAGGTCGACGGCTCGATTGGCGTCGAGGCGTGGGGTTCATTCTCGCCCGACGGCTACATGGCCCCGCTGACTGGCCGTGAGTTCGTGCATGGCGTTCACGACTGTTACTCGATCGCGCGCGATTGGTACAAGGTCGAGCGTGGCGTGACGTTGCCGGACTTCTCGCGCGCGGATGGGTGGTGGGACGACGGCAAATCCTCGCTGTACCTCGACAACTACCGCAAGGCCGGATTCGCCAACGTCGGCAAGGATGCGACGCTCATTCCAGGCGACGTAATTCTGATGACGGTTCTAAGCAAAAACAATGTGCCGAATCACGCAGGCATCTACGTCGGCGATGGCCGGATGATTCATCACATGGCCGGCCGCTTGTCGACCAACGTGCTTTTCGGCGGCATGTGGCAGGCGAGCCACTACACCACACTTCGATACAGGGGGAATTGATGGGGCAAGAGCTTACGACGATCCGCCTCTATGGCGTTGCGGGCGTCCGGTTCGGCCGGGTGCACCGGCTCGCCGTAGGATCGGCACACGAAGCCGTTAGGGCGCTTTGCGCGGTAGTGCCGGGATTCCGAAAGTTCCTCGCCCGCTCTCGGGACATGGGGCTGACGTTCGCCGTGTTTCTCGACAAAACCAACATCGGACGGGATGAACTGGAGTTTCCCGCGTCGCGTTCGGAGATTCGCATCGCGCCGATGATCGCGGGCTCGAAGCGCGGCGGCCTGTTCCAAACCATCCTCGGCGCGGCGCTTGTGGTGGTTGGCGCGCTCACATCGTGGTCGGGTGGAACGGCGCTCATGATGATGGGCGCGAGCATGATGCTCGGCGGCGTTGTGCAGATGTTATCGCCTCAGACTGGCGGCCTGTCCGGCGTAACGGACAACGGAACGTCGTATTACTTCAACGGCCCGGTGAATTCGTCAGCGCAAGGCGAGCCGGTGCCGATTGTGTACGGTGAAATCATGGCGGGCAGTAAGGTCGCGTCGAGCGGCATCTATACGGAGGATCAGGCTTGAGGTTGGAAATTGTAGGCGCGGGCGGTGGCGGCGGTGGCGGCGGTTCCGGTACGGAATCGCGCGATTCACTGCACTCGACCGCAACGGCGAAGATTCTCGACGTTATCAGCGAAGGCCCGATTGTTGGGCTCGTGAACGGGTTGCAGTCTGTCTTTCTCGACGGAACGCCGGTGCAAAACCCGGACGGGTCGAGCAACTTCTCGAACTACAACATCGATACACGGCCGGGTACGGTCGATCAGGCGTACATGGCGGGATTCCCGTCGATCGAGAATGAAATCCCGGTTAGCCGGCCGCTCGATAGCGCGAACCCGGCTTACGTGCGCCAGATCGACAATACGCAGTTGACGGCCGTTCGCGTTCGCTTCGGCGTGCCGATGCTTCAGTCGACCAACAAGGACACTGGCGACATTGGCGGCTATCGCGTCGACTACGCTATCGACCTCGCGGAGATTGGCGGCGCGTACACGACCGTAGTGCAAGGCGCTTTCGACGGTAAAACGACGACGCTGTATGAGCGCTCGTGTCGCGTCGACCTGCCGAAATCGTCGGTTGGCTGGCTGCTGCGCGTGCGTCGCATTACGCCGTCCGCAAACACGCAATTCATTCTGGATCAGGTCAACGTCGAAGCGATCACGGAGATTGTCGACCGGAAATTGCGTTATCCGAATAGTGCGTTGATCGGTATGCAGTTCGACGCCAAGTCGTTCGCGAGCGTGCCGACGCGCGGCTATCTCGTGCGCGGCCGGATTATCGACGTGCCGAGCAACTACAACCCGACGACGCGCACCTACAGCGGCGTATGGGATGGAACGTTTAAACAGGCGTGGACGAATAATCCGGCATGGGTGTTCAACGACCTCGCGAAGCATCCGCGTTACGGCGGCGGGCGCTATATCGACGCATCGGCACTCGACAAATGGACGCTGTACGAAATCGCGCAGTATTGTGACGTAATGGTGCCGGACGGCAAGGGCGGCGCGGAGCCGCGCTTTACGTGTAACTGCGTGATTCAGTCGCAGGCCGACGCGTTCAAGGTGTTGCAGGACATTGCAGGCATCTTTCGCGGCCAAGCGTACTGGGGCGCGGGCGGTGTCATCGCTACGGCCGACATGCCGAGCGATCCGGTGTACGTCTACACGAACGCGAACGTAGTTGACGCGAAGTTCACCTACACGGGTACGGAGCGCAAGAGCCGTTACACGTTCGCCCAAGTCGGCTGGAACGATCCGGCGAACCAGTACAAGGCGGCCGTAGAGCCCGTGCAGGACGACGAAGGCGTGGCCCGCTATGGTGTCATCAAGGCGAGCATTTCCGCGTTCGGTACGACCTCGCAGGGGCAGGCGCATCGGCTCGGCTTGTGGACGCTCGTTTCGTCGCGTGTCGAGACGCAGGCGGTATCGTTCAAGGTCGGTCTAGACGGCACGTTGTCCATGCCGGGCGACGTGATTGCGGTTGCGGACAACAGGAAAGCCGGTCGACGCATGGGCGGCCGCATCCGCTCAATGACGGATACCGTCGTGAATCTGGACAAGCCGGTGAAGGCGAAGCCGGGCGACACGCTTACCGTCATCATGCCGAACGGCGTAGCGCAGAAACGCGCGGTCGACAGTGCGGTGGGCGGCGCGGTGACGGTCACGCAGCATTACGACGCGGTTGGCGTGAAGGGTGCAATATGGATGCTCGAAAGCGACGACCTCGTGGCGCAGTTGTTCCGCGTTACCGGCGTCGAGGAAAACGACGAAAACGGCCAGATTACCTACACGATCAGCGCAGTCCAGCACGAGCCGAGCAAATACGGCTACATCGACACTGGCGCGCAGCTTTCGAAGCGTCCTACTACGGTTATTCCGCCGAAGGCGCAGGCGGCGCCCGCGAGCGTGAGCGTTTCGGTGCATTACGTCGTGGATCAAGGCATTTCCCGGCCGACGATGACGATTGCGTGGGAGCAGGCGGCCAACGCTGTCGACTACACGGTCGAGTGGAAGAAAGACAGCGGCGAGTGGATTCCAGCCGGCACGGTCGGCGGCCAGTCGACGGACGTGCAGGGCATCTATCGCGGTGTGTATCAGTCCCGCGTGCGCGCCCGCAACTCGATGGGCGTCTACTCGCTTCCGGCACTGAGCGATCCGGCCGCGCTCGAAGGCAAGACTGGTACGCCGCCGACCGTGGCATCGCTGAATGCCTCGAAAGAGCAGATCGGCCAGATTGAGGTCAATTGGGCCTTCCCGGCAGATCACAGCGCAGACGACACGCAGCGTACAGAGGTTTGGTACAGCAAGAACCCGACGCGCGACGGTAGCGAATCCAAGCAGGGCGATTACGCGTATCCGACCTCGCGCGCTACGTTGCTCGGCCTGACGAACGGCGCTTCGATGTTCTTTTGGGTGCGGCTGGTTGACCGCTCGGGCAACGTCGGCGCGTTCTACCCGGACGGCGTAGGCGTCAACGGGCAGTCGAGCGCCAACGCTAACCTGATTCTCGACCTGCTGACGGACAAGCTCACGCGCGAGCAGTTCGGCCAAGAACTACTGTCGGAAATCGACTCTATCCCGGAGATGCAAGCGAGCGTTGATGACGCCGTGAAGCAATCGAACGATGCGGCGCAGAAGGCGCGCGACGCAGCGGCGCAGGCGAGCGGCATGGCCGATCAGATCACGGCCGTACAGGCATCGGTCGACGCAGAAACCATCGCACGCGGTCGGGCCGTGGATTCGCTCGACCAGAAAATTACGTCGGTATCGGATCGGGTCGGAGACAACGCGGCACGCCTTCAGGATGAGGCAACGATCCGGGCTGATGCTGATTCGTCGCTCGCTCATGGACTACGCACGCTTACCGCGCACCTTCGTCCGCAAATGATCGGGGACGACGGGAACCCGTTCGCAGGGGACGAAATGTATGCGGGCGTGTACAGCGAGCAAGAGGCGCGGACGGACGGCGACGAAGCGCTGGCGGCCGACATTCGCGGCGTAGCGGCGCAGGTCGTGACGGCGACCGGCGAGCTGAAGGCGATGGTTCAGGACGAGATGCGGGGGCGCGTGACCGGCGATGAGGCCCTGGCGGATCGCATTACGACGCTTGAATCGAACGTGAACGGCAAAATTTCCGCGCAGATTCAGCAGGAACAGGAAACGCGCGCGACGGCTGACGAAGCATTGGCAAAGTCGGTCACGAAGCTTTCGACCACGGTCGAGCAGAATGCGGCGACATTCGCGCAGCAGGTGCAGGCGTTGACGAACGCGGATGCGGCGCAGGTCGAGTCTATCGCGGCTCTGAAAGCGCAGGTAGGGGAGGACATTCAAGCGCGGATCACGACCGAAGCCAAGGCGCGAGCGGACGGCGATGGCTCGCTGGCGACGCGTATCGACATGCTGACCGCTACGGCTGGCGACAAAAACGCGGCGCTGCAAAACACGCTCACGGCACTAGCGACCACTGACGCGGCGCAGGCAACGAAGATCAGCCAGCTACAGGCATCGGTCGGCGCGGGCGGCGACGTCGATACGCGCATCAAGGCGGCGATCAAGGAGCAAGCGACCGTACAGGCGACGACGGACGCGGCGCAATCGAAGCGCATTGACGACGTGCAGGCGCAGGCAGGCGCGAACGCGGCAGCCATTCAGGTGAATGCGAACGCATATGCCGACCTGAAGGGGAAAGTAAACGCGACGTACTCGGTTCGTGTGCAGGCCCTGTCGAATGGTCAGAAAGTCATGGCCGGGTGGACGCTCAACGCTGACGGGTCGGGCGACTCGTCTATGGTTGTCGCGGCGTCTAAGTTCATGGTCGTTGACCCGAACGGTAACGGGCTCATATCGCCGTTTGCGATCAGCAACGGGCAGGTTGTCATGAGCGACGCAATCGTGAATAACCTGCACGTAAACCTTGCGCTCGTGCACGGCAGGTTGCAGTCAACGGCCGTCGGAAGTAACGGACGCCCCTGCGTTATCATCGACATGCAGTCAGGAGAACTGTCTTTTAATGGCATCAACAACGGTAGCGGCTGGACGGAAATCTCGCCGGGTCGCGTAGTGGTGTATGACGGCGCAGGTCGACCGCGCGTCGCAATGGGGGTGAATATCTAAGATGGCAACGGGGCTTCGCATTTGGGGGCCGGACGGTCGACTCATTGTCGACATAACGCACCGGCTCGGGAAGCCCGTCGCAGTCGTAGGAATCCCGGCTCAGTTCAATGGTTCGGGTTCCTATACTGACGCCACGTTACAGAATCTCGTGAATCAGGGGCAGCGGTTGTTTGCCGCGTTCCAGCGCGAACACACGTTTGGATGGAAAACGAATAGTTGGAATGTGTGCCCGCCCCGCATCACGATCAACGGGGCGACTGTATCGTGGCAATACGGCGGTAAGCAGGACGGACAAGCAGAAGTGACGGGAGGTCTTTTGGTGATTGGGGTTTTCTGATGGATGCGGGTTTCTGGTGCAGGACGGACGATAACGCGACGTATCAAATCGACGGCTATACGCCGATATTCGGGCTCAAGGAACACCTGTGGTTGACGCTCCAGAATAAGACGATTCCGCTCGCGGGCGGCGCGGTGAGGATGCAATACGTGACGGTGCCCTATGCCGAGTTTTCGTTCTCAGCCAATCAGCCTGTTGTGGCTTTCCGGTCGGAGTCGTGCCCTGCGCAGATGCTCGCGTGCCGCAATACCGGCGGAAGCGGCTGGCTTGCTGAGTTTTGGGGGCTCAACAACGGCGCATCGTTTGAGATGTTCGTGTTCGACCGGCTGTCGAGCTTCACGGGTGGGTCGTCGTTCGGGATGAAGGTGTGGAACCCAAGCGGCGAACTGGTTGCGGACGCATTAACGCCTCAGATGCTTCCGGTGGGGTTCATCAACAGCAATATGGCCGTTGACGCAGGCGACGGTATGCCGGGCTACGGGTGGCAGTTTGCGATGAGCAATCCGGGCCACGGCTGGACGCGAGCGTATGACTTCCCGACGGGCTCGGTTGCGTCGGCGGCCGTACAGGCGGCATCCTCGATAAGCGGCGGCGCGTGGATCGATGGTTGGCAGCACAACGGAGGTCGAGCGACCCATTCGTGGTGGCGCTTGCCGTGGGATGGCGGCAACCCGACGGGCACGCTGATGGAGTACGGCTGTCGACTCGACTGGTCGAGCGTCTTTCTCGATGTGGCCGGGTTTCGCTTCTAACAAGACCTCGATGGACGTAGCCGGACGTTAGCGGACGACGTTCTGATAATCGGTTGATTGGCTATGATCCCCGCGGACGTTGCGTCAAGGCGTCCAAATCAAACAAGGGGGTATATGCAGATCAGTCCGACAGAGGCGGCGGCATACGCGGGATCGGGGGTTGGCGTAGGGGCATCGTTGACGCTCACGGACATTGGCGTCATCGCCGGTGTTACGACGGCGATTCTAACGTTCACGCTCAACGCTTACTTTTCGTGGAAGAAAAGCAAGCTCGATGCGAAGGTGGCAGAGGCGCGCATCCGGGAAGCCGAAGCGGTCTATAAGCGCGCACAGGCAGGCGACGTAATGGTGGCTCGTGAGGTCGACGAGGGGGCAGCCGTTGAGCACGAGTAACCGGTACGGCGGCGCGGGGTTGGTGGGGATCATCGGGGCAACGGCGGCAGCGGCCGTAATCGCCCTTACAGGGGCATCGGAGGGCGTGAGCCTGACGCCCTATAACGACAATCTGGCCGGGGCACTGGCGACCGTCTGTTACGGTGAAACGAACATTCCCATGCGGCGGTACACATTGGCCGAATGCAAGACGATGTTGTCGGATTCGCTGGCGGGATACGCGATCGGCATCCGAAAGACGGTGCCGGGATTCGACAGCCTGACGGACGGGCAAAAGGTCGCGGCAATCGACTATGCGTATAACCGGGGGCTTGGTTCGTGGGCGCGAGCCAGCCGCCCCGATGATCCGCCGTCCATCATGGAGGCGTACAGGCGGCGAGACTTCCCGGCCGCGTGTGAGCTTTATCCGAAATGGGCGCTACTTCGGCGCGGTGGTAAATGGATCGACTGTAGCGTGCGCGCGAATGGCTGCTACGGCATTTATACGCGGCGCATGAAAGAGCGCGCTGCATGCTTGGGGGAATAGCGTGAAGTGGATCAAAGCGGCCGTGGTGGCTTTTCTGGTGGGGCTGTTGGTGGGTGGCGGGGTGGTGTACATCGCGAAGGATCGGCAGGTCGTCGCGATGAAGCTGGACAATGCGAACGCGCTGGCGAATGCCGTAACGGCGGCGCGGAAAGAGGAACAGCGGCGAGTCGATCAACAAACGGAGAATGCCAACAATGCAAAGACTCAACGCGACGCGGCTCTGGCTGCTGAGTTTGCCGCTCGCGCTACTGCTGCAAGCCTGCGCGGTACGGTCGATGCCCTCGTCGCCCGCACACATTCCGCCGCTACCGGCGACGGCGCGGCAGGAACCGACACCATCGTTTTGCTTGCCGACGTGTTCGGGGAATCTGTCGAGCGAAATGAAGCGTTGGCAAGCGCACTTGACCGGGCAAGAATTGCCGGAAACGAGTGTGCAGCAGACTACGACGCGCTGACCGCCAGCCGATGAAGCGAAGCCCGCCTAGCGCGGGCTTTTTTGCGGCTTATCGCACATTTCGGGGAGCGCGGGGAACGCCGTCGATGTTCGGCCAGTTGTGCTCGCCCGAGCTGCTACGCAGCCATAAGAAGGTCTGCAAACTCCTTATCATCTTCATAGGAAAGAACTCTCGCCGCTTCCGAAAGAACGGTTGCTGCTCGACCAAATTCATCCGCGGACGCGCCTTGCTCCATAACGACAACTCGATTGTGAACCGCCTGCGCTGTCGCTTTTTTTAGATCGGCAAGTTTGCCGTAGCTCTGATAGATATAGCCCCAATCAATGCGCTTATCGTCAGATACGCCAATGGGCTGCACAACGCGTATGCCCCCGTCGTCGGGGAGAACGACGCCGAGCGGAAACTCTATCTGATGCCCACTGACCCCGGTGAGGCGAGGTTTGCTCAACACTGACCCAGGCGGCAGCTTGGTGCGAAGCGTGCGTGCCACTTGCGCCGCAAACCGTTCGTGCCGCGTCTTAGGAAGCCAGTTCACCTCGTTGTCGGAAATGGCAACCGCGAGTCGCAAAGCATCCCATAACGCAAACCGGAGGTCTGCTGCTGTACCGGCCGCAGTGATTTCACCGTCCTTGCTCAGGGTCGCGAATTTCGCGCCGGGAGTCGACGCAACCTTCTCTAGTCGCGTAGGCGATGGTTTAGCGCCATGGTCGATCGCATGCAGGATAGTGCTATGAGCATCCGTTAAGTAAAAGTGGCCCGGGGCATCTTCCATCACATAGAAGCTGGCAAGCTGGCCATCGTTTCCCAGTGAAATAGGGGCATGAACATGGAGGGTGTTGCACCCCACCGGAGCGCAAACCCAGTCTGTCGCTTTGACTAGATCGGTGCAGTTCATAGTAGCGTCCCAGTCTCGCCCTTGAGCGGATGTTCGATATTCCCTTGAAAGATCAGATTGCATTCTACGGCAAATGTTTTCAGGAGCTCCACGACATCCATTAGCGGCGGCTCAACGGGCTCTGCGTACCCATATTCGCCCACCCAAACATGTCGGTGAGTGGGATTCAACAGCGTCGCACCGTAGTAGGGGCGGCCCGCGCCAACCCGATTAGGGTGGCTCTGCTGCGGATTTGTGTCGAGCGCCGCAACGCGATCGTTTTCCACGAAAAGGGCACACGCGAAGCTTTCGGGGAGCGTGAAGGATGCGAGGCCCTTTTCGATGAGCTTCGGGCCGCGAAACCTAGCGCGAACCACGACGCCCTCCAGAACTTCGTTGCCCGCCTGTACGCCACTCTCGAAGATGCTCGTCTTCGGCACATGGCCACTGGCCTCTATAGACCACATGAATGGCCTGACAACAAGCTTCCCCGGCATCGCCAGTAAATTTTTGACTTCGTCTTCTGTCACCAGTTCGTCCCTTCGCGCTGGAATTCAACGTTGTCGCATTGCCGACAAAATAAGGCAGGTGGCACCCGCGATCCGACGCCATTATGCGCCGATTGCGTCATCCCGATAATCCCCACCAAGTGCCGGAGTTCAACGGCAACTCAGGGCGGCGAGCGACGCCCCGGGAATCCGCGAAGATTCTCCTTTCCGTCAGTGACCTGTGCCCTCAACCGCGCCCACGTCATACTCCATTGGGCCGTGTCCGGCCGGGCACAATGGCGCGCCGACCTTCAACCATTTGGCCGATACGCGGGCCGTGTATCCGCACTCGGTGCATTCGGCCTTGTGCATGCGCGTTGACTGGCGCGGCGGCTTGTTGTTCAGCGGCTCGGCCTTGCCGGTGCCTTCGTCGTCGCCGTCGTCGTCCCCATCCCCATCCCCATCCTCGACGGGCTTCTTATCGCCCAAGAGTGCAGAAAGGTCGATCAGCGCGCGCGGCCTGTCCGGCATGATCGCGGCATGGGGCAGCGTTCCTAGCGTGTCGATCATGGGCTGAATCCACGCCTGAAGGGCTGGCGGCTGTTGTGCATGGGTGAGCCGGCCCGTGAAGCCAAGAGCCCTTGCAACGCGCGCAAACTCGCCCTTGTGCCCCTCTGCGAGCCCGACCGCTGCATGCGTCAGTTCGTGCGCGAGCGTACAGGCAACGGCCATGCTGTCGGCGCGGCGCGGCGTCAAGAAAATCTCGAAGTGCTCATCTTCGCTCACGCGGGGCGACCAACATTCGCCGGTCGCATTGTCGTTCTTCCCGCCGCTCGTCCAACCAATCGTTACGCGAAACTTCGGGAGGGGCTTTCCGAGTTCCGCGAAGCGCGGAGCCATGAGCGCCGCCATGCTGTTGAGCCATGTCTCGCGGTTGAGCTTCACGCTTTCCGATTGTGCCGGCGACGCCATCTTGCAGTCCTTTCGAGTTCGTTTAAACAGGCTGCATTGTGGCGGTGCTTTGTCCGCAGGTCGCTCCGCCTTTGCCTACTGGCTTGGCTGCCCTTTATAGAAGCCGACCAAAGCAAAGAAGGCGGTGAACTCGAAATTGCAGGACTCGCACACGTATTCTTGGTGAGCCGTCATGCTCTCGATTGCGCATGCTCCCATCGTGACATTTGGTGACTGGCAGACCGGGCAAGTCGTTTGCATGCTGTCTACTACCTTCGCCTTCCAGTCGCCGGAGTTGAGCATGGGGCCTCCCATCGATAGTTTCTCGATTATCCACGGCATTCATGCGTGCGAGCAGAAAGCACAGCGCCCGCGCGGATGGTGGGTATTTGTCTGATGATAAAGTATGTCTGACAGACAAATTGTGAGGTGCGCCGATGGCATCAGTCACTATCGAGTTGGGTCCTGGAAAGCGTGCGACGCTGACTCGCGCGAGCGGTTCGGCCGGCGCGAGCCTGTCGGCCGGTCAACGCAGTGCCGTTTCGGAATTGATGCTGCACTGGCCGAAGTACGAGGGGCTAACGACGAATGCGCTAACTTATCTTCGGCAGTTGGGCCTAGACGCGCTGCGGGGCGCGCCGCTCGACGCGCTCAGGTCTGCAATCGAGGATGGCCGCGTGACGGTCGAGATTGACCGCAAGGTTGTCGCCGGCGGTGGCGCTTCCGGTGGTCAGCCGTCAGCCCGACCATTCCCCCTGTCAAGCAGGCTCGCCAGCGTGCCGGGAATGGCCTCGCTGCCGGCGGACAAGCCGCTCCCAAGTTGGGCCACGCCGAGCGACGTTACGGCAGGCGAACTGATAAGCTATTTGGAGAGCGTCGTAGGAAGGGCTGGCAGCAGCCTTGCCAGTTCCGCGTCCGGGCTGATTGACGGCACGCCGCTAGGCGACGCTGCGCCGTTCTCGCTGGATGATTCGCCACTGGGTGACGTGCTGAACGTCGCGGCCGTGGACCCGTTTCAGGAAGAACAGTGCTTCTCGCGATACGAAATCGATATGGAAATGTGCGCGGCTGCTGGCGCGATGTACAAAGACCCTCGGACGTATGCGTTGTGCAAGCAGCGTGCGTTCGAGAAATACCAGACTTGCAGAGGAATGTGACATGAGCAAACCGAGACGCGCGACCATTGTGTTCTACGACGAGGACACCGAGCAGGTGACGCTGTGCACCGTATTTCGCAAGGACGTGCAGGCCGTGCTCGACCGCGAATTGAATGCAGGCGTCGCCATCACGATTCCGCCGGGTGCCGAGCCGAACGACGGTTGCCCGATTACTGACGAGGACGCGCGACGACTCGGCGGGATGGCGCTGCTGATGCAAGCGGGGGTACATCCGGAGCTACGCGACAGGCTCAAGTTTGCCGAAGCAGGCTCCGTCGATTGGTCGCCAGTGCGTCGCCCGGATGAATGACGTGTGGCGGTTCGAGTCCCGCTGAATGATCGAACCTTTTCCCCAAAAATCTCCCATGAGTCCATGAAAGCCTTTATTTATAAGGGTGTTCGAATCCGGCCTCACGCACCACATACAGTTCCGCCCCGCCCCGGAACATGCAAAAAACCTGCGACAGCCGACGCCTCGCGGGTTTTTTCAT